CGCAGCTAACTCAGCAGCCAATGCTACTAAAGCAAGCTTTGAGTTTGCACAGAATGAAGCAGGCTATATCGTTCGTCAGAAAGGTAAGCAGAAGTATCTAGTACAAGGTACAAGTTCAGGATTAGTAGGTGCATGCTATACTGCTAATTTAGCTAATGCCGCATTGTATCCTGGTACAATGAGCATTATCGGAACTTATGCAAATACTGCTACAGTGCTTGTTCAATCGTTGAGTGACCATACAGCAGAATTGTTTACATCAACATCTGGTATTACAGCAGATCCAAACAATACAGCTAACATCAACAACACATCACCAGCATTCAGTACATTCAATACTGCTTATGCAGCAAATACTTACGGTGGACAACCATATCCTATCGTAACTATCAACAAAGCATAATTAGGTAATAGCAATGTCCGTTTCTAATGCTGCAAAACGTGTAGAACAAGCCGAGACTGAGATCGCGGTCATTCACGTTCGTCTAGATAATATAGATGAAAAAATAGGTGACTTGAAATTAGAAGTCAAGGACTTGCACGACTGCCTAGACAGAAACATGGATGAGACTAAATTGATACTGAAAGAATTTCAGGAAAGCAATAAAAAGTCTCATGATTCATTAGAAGAAAAAATTTCTTCTATGGAAAAAATCAAATGGATGTTGATGGGCGCGGCAGCAGTGCTAGGTGCTTCAGGAGTCGAAGCATTTAAAATGCTAATGAACAGTTGATCAAATCAACTATCAGTAAAAACGGGGCTTAGGCCCCGTTTTTATTTTCTGTAAGGCTTATAAGTTTTTCTTTGACGATATCAATATTCATAGTGCTGAACAATCCTGGATGCATGGGTTTAGGATGCTGATCATGACCTATCCATGCGTACCCCACATGCTCATTATTAAGATGAGGAACGAATTCTTCATCGACAGCACAAAAGAAAGTATGGTAAGTGAAACTATTATTCACAAACTTTTGGATAGGAACTAGTTTCGGATTTGCAGGCCAAAAATCGATCTCTTCCATGCATTCACGTTGCAATCCTTCTAAAAGTGTTTCACCTTCCTCAATCTTGCCACCCGGAACACCCCAAGCATAATTGGCATCGCTGCGCATCAGATATAGAAATCTGCTGGTAGAGTTGCAATAAAAGAATATTCCTGCCGAGGTATTTTTCATGATGCTTTCAGTATAGCAAATACAGCATTAAATTACAATGCTGTAATCGCCCTGATCGTACCAACCTTCATAACTCTTCATCCATTGACCTTCTTGCTGGACATAGCGATACTGTATGTTGGTAGTTAGATTGGTCACGTATTCTACGGATGTAGATGAGTTAGCGTCAAAACTGACGAACCAAGATCCTGTAGTGGCGTCATACTGTATGATATCGTTAGCTTGGGCTACTAAGTTACCCCAAGACACAGTAGGACTCCCCGCACTGCCTATATCTTCAACAATCAAATATCTGCGTCCATTAACAGGCCCGGGCAACCCAGCATTTGGTCCTGTCAATTGAGGATTGATGACTGCATCGACCGGATTTAATGTATTCTGGGGTAATGTATCCGGGTCAATGTTATAGATCAATAGTCTGTCATCGACCGGATCTGGAACAATAGTGCCTACGATATCATCTTCCATGAATGGATTTTGCAACCATATCTGACTGATACCGGGCTTGACTTTGCCATAAACGTTTAATAAACTCGACCAATATAGGTTAGTGTTTGGTGGAGGAGGATTATCTAAATCTGTATTAGGTGGATAGAATGCTTCATTAGCAGGTAACAATTGTAATGTATTGCCGATCAACAATAGTTTATATCCATATGGCGTGATCTTTTGTCTAGTACCTAATAATAAATCTTCATCCTGTATATCTTGTAGTGCGCTGCCTTTATAGATGCTAGCAATGATCTTGTTAATGACACCCATCTTCTTGAGCTTGGTACTAGTGCTTATCCATATAGGCATATAGAATTTCCAGCTCATTACGTCAATTGGATTACCTGTACCTTGTGGTATGCTGCGGCTACTAAATGTTAAACCATCTTGATATACAACACTTAGTGATGTCCAGTCAACAAAGTTATCAGTGCTTTGTATTTCTAAGCTAGGATTGAACAATGTACCTAACTGTTCAATCAATTGTAATTTTTGATTGTAATTAGTAGTCCAGAAATCTACTTGTATTCTTAATGTATAAGGTACAGGCATCAATCTTTCTACAGTAAATGCTTGACCTTGAACCTGTTCATAAGTTTGTGTCTCTGTATTGTATGCTCTTTGTCTTACATTGATCTTATCGATAAATGTAGGCTCTTGCATGCGTCTTTGATCATACTCTAAACCTGATATCCAATAAGTGATTAACGGAGCAGCAGGTAAATTGCTAGCACTATTGTTAGCTATTACTGTTGCAGCCTGTCTGCTTTGATCACCATACATTATAGGTACACGTACATATATGTCGTTACCGTTGGGGTCTTTGCCTTTAGTGACAGACCAGTTGCTAAAGATTTTAGCAAACTGTAAGAGGAATCGTCGTATCTGATTATCGTAAAAAAACTGTGCCATGTGTTACTCTATAGGTGGTATGTTGTCTGGGGCTAATTGTAGTATACTTGACAATGGTTGCGCACTCGGTATCAAGTTGCCCGTGTTGTTGTTGAATATCTCAGCTTCATTGTTGATAAATCCACTAACTTGTGATTTATCATCTGCTGTAAATCCTGTATCTGTTCTGACGTTAGTAGATATGCGTACCCACAACTGACCGTCCCAACGATAAAGTATCTGAGGCATATAATCTATGCGTAAGAAATAATCACCAACTTGCGGATTCTGCGGGAATGCAATGCCTGCACCAGTGGGTACTCCGTTAGGTGCTTGACCATCTCCTGACAGATAGCCTGCTTCATAACCAAAGCTTCTTGGAGTAGCACGGGCAATATATTGGAAAGCAGGATCGCAGTCTGCACGATAGTCCATCTGTGTGCTGATAGTGCCGACGAATCCTGGCTGTGTTGGATCTTGATCAGCAGTAGCATATGTATTGTCAGCAGTACCATATGGTCCAGTCACTGGCCCTAATGATGATACAGATAATACCTTGTCACCTTCCATGGCTCTTGAGCCATTACCTTCTTTCAATATCATGGGAGCTTTTTCCATGACTTCCATATTTGCTTGGACGAATACATCCATCTTAGATATATCCATATCAGCAGTCATGTCCCATATGCTCTTTAATAATTCTTTGCTTACACGCAATCCTGCGCTAGGATTCTTGAACTTAGGATTGCGCATGTACACCACAGTGCCTGCTGAACCCGTGTTAGGTGCGCCACCGCTATATGTCACTACATTGATAGGTGGTGCAGGTTGATTTAATTTACCTGATAATGTACCGTTGCTTTCATAGATGCCGTATGTAGGCACAACATAAAGCTTGCTGTTGTCGTAACCTGCTTTAGGTACGATGCGTTTAGCTTCTTCAAGTTGAGCATTATTGATCTCAATGTTTCTATTGTATGTAGAAAGTATGTCTTTGAGATTTTGTTCTTCAGTAGGTTTCCAGTATGCAGGATCAGGAGGCGCCTTTCCTGCAGGTACATCAGTTATTGATTCGTAATTCTTATCCCCATACGTGATGACATATCCAGGCGGATAAGTTTTATCTTTATCCCAAGGACCCAACCAATTATCTTTATTGATCGGCTCACTCAATATCTGACTGAATTCTTGACTGTCTACTAATGGCTCACACTTGATACGCCATAGATGAGGATACCAAGTCTGGCTGAAACCCTCACTAGCAAAGTTCGCATCTGTGATGCTATAAAAACGTTTCAATGCTACAGGTATTGTTTCTTTCAATGGGTTGTAATCTAGTAAGTGTGGCAACTCTAATACGTCACCTACCATCAATTTACGACCTATGATATCAATCATATCGTTATAATGAACGGTGATGAATATGATGTCATTGTTTAAGAACAATCCGAACTGGCTTAGGTCGAAATCTAAATTCTGTACATTATAATGCCCGCGTAAGCGATATATGTTAGGATCGTACACTCTATCACGGTTTTCTAAAAACAATAGGTCTTGAATTTGTGTAGGATCGGGACTGACATACTGCGGTTGAGTATAGTCCGGGCTAGGTGTCTGTGCGTTTGGACCCATGTATTTGTGAATATACAGATCCGTTCCACCCACTGTGAATTGTTCCGAAATAGTCCTATCGAAGAACTTATAATCGTTGGTTTTGGTCGGGTGATATAGCGATAATTTGGGCATAAGAGTATTTAGTCATAAAATCAATGGCTTACAAAGGACTTGACTTTCCCGCGAAATATGATAAAATAGATATATTGTTATTACTTTCGGAGCAACATAAATGGCACGTACTAAATCTGTAGAAGTCAAAGACCTGCACCCACGTGATATGGATGCGAAATATTTCGGACCCGAACCGAAGTTTATTGAGGATGATCCTACACCTGCTAAGTATCAACTTAGCCGAGCATTGAATTGGTACAACCATTTCTACGACAATAAAGATGCCCGTGAGTTTATTGCGCAGTACCTTGAAATTCAAGGTAAGGTAGAACTGAGCAAAAAGATTCGGCGTGTACATGAGAATCAGGTCATCAAGTCATATGGTTGGGTCGCACGTTGCATGTCTCGCGGCTTCAAGGCTGATGAAGAACTATTGTCCCGTTTCTATAATGAATTGGATCGCATGGTCAAGACTACTGAGGTAGTCGAAAAGGAAGATAAGCCGGCAAGTAATCGACCTAATGTTCAGGAGATTATGCGTGAGAAAACGCATGAGGCTGCAGGTGAACTTGAGGGTCGATGGGACGACTATTTGCAGAACGGTGCTAAGAAAGAGAATGCGATCAATCCTGTACAGGTCTTGACGCAATTCAATATCTTGCCGCAACATGTTAACATCGTTATCGACTTCTGGAAGCGTAAGCTTGATGAATACCTAGAAGTGCAGGCAGGCAAAGACGATCAACTTAATGAAGCATATGCTCATTACGGTAAGATCCAGATTCGTAACATCATCAGTACTATTGAATCGGTGATCGGCGAACTGAACAGTTACATCAATATTAAAAAGAATGGTCGCAAGCCGCGATTGAAGAAGCCTGTCCCGGTCGAAAAGCTTGTTCGCAAGTTGAAGTATCTCAAGGAATTTAAACTTGAAAAACTTGAACTTGTGAGTGTCCCGCCTACTAAGTTACATAACTGTAGCGAGGCTTGGGTCTACGACACTAAGAAGCGTAAACTCTATCACTTTGTTGCCGATGAATATGCAAAGAGTCTTAGTGTAAAGGGAAATACTGTTGTTGGATTCTGCACTAAGAATTCTGAAGCAAAAACGTTGCGCAAGCCCGAAGTACAGATCAAAGAAGTCATGGGTAGCAAGCCCGCGGCACGTAAATTCTTTGATAGTGTCAAGGCTGTAAGCACTACGCCTAACGGGCGTTTCAATGAAAATATGATTATCTTGAGGGCATTTTGATGAACGAACGAATTTTAAATTTGGCAAGACAAGTCTGGCCTGATCCAAACACTAGTCACACCAATCATGTTAAGTTTGCGGAATTGATAGTGCAAGCATGTGTCGAGGCAGTCAAAGACACAACTACTTCACACGCATACACTACATATGATAAAGGTCTAGTTGATGCGACTATCACAAAAAGTGTGAAGGCGATCAAAGAACAATTTGGTATGTCAAATGTCTGAGTCATTCGATCCAATAGAAAAAAGAATGGAAACTATGATGACAGTAATAGATACTGCTATCATGTCTGCTGATTCGGCAAGTGACCAACTGATGTTGGCATGCGCTATGATGCAACGAACCAAAGAGATATTTGATCATGTCTTGGGTGAAGAAGGTAGAAAAGAAATGTTTAGAGGATTAACTAATGACACAAAAAATTGATTTAAACAAATACAAAGAATTTGTAGAAGCAGTAACTAGCAAGCCCAGTCATGACCTGACTGAGTTTATGAATGTATTGGACCGACTAGATGCTAACTATGAAGCATATGGTGCTAACGGTGAGTACATGCATGGCCCAGATGTCAATGTACCGCTATTGCTCTGTGGTGCTATCGGTCTAGGTAGCGAGACAGGTGAATTGCAAGAAATTGTAAAAAAGATGGTTTTTCAGGGTAAACCATTAAATGAAGAAACGCACTTTCACATGAAGCGTGAATTGGGTGATATCATGTGGTATTGGATCAACACATGCAGGGCGCTTAATCTTGATCCCAATGAAGTCATTGCCGAGAACGTGAAGAAACTTGAAGCACGTTACCCGGGCGGACACTTTGACGTATTCTATAGTGAGAATCGAAAAGAGGGTGACCTTTAAATTCCGATAAATACAACTATTAATCGGAATACAACATGGCCGCAGATCCATTATCAACACCAACTAATGCTAATTTACAGCAATTAAAAGAAGAGATGTTCAATAACCTAAGATTACGCTTAGGTGGTGACATTGTTGACTTAGAATTAGACCCACAGCATTACGAGGCTGCGTATGACTATGCTATCAAGGTATATCGTCAGAGAGCGCAAAACGCTACGCAGGAAAGTTATACGTTGATGACGATCATAAAGAA